CCGTCAATCTGGTTGCTATCATCAAATACTTCTGAGTAACCAGATTTTTCAAGAATCTTATTTTTAATTTCTAATTGACGTTTCTCTCTTTGTATCCTGCGGAGAAATGCATAGTGTATAATCTGAGTAAAGTAAGCAAAAGGATTCTGGGATTTCTCTGGATTAAAGTTGTGTATATACTGAACACAGTTCTCTATTCCATCAGATATCATATCCTCTTTGAACATGTAGTTAACAAAGTTTGGTTTGAATGATAAATGGTTTGCAATCTTTAAGAAACATTCACCAATATATCTTGGGATAACGGGTCTAGGTTTATCTTGTAATACAGCAATTTCTCTATCTTCACGATATCTTATCAGAGCAGCAAGAAACTCTTTGTTATTCACATAGTGCTCAGATCTTTTTCTTTTTGCCATAGTTCCTCGCTTTATTGCCATGAGTCATTATCACTACTATGTAGATATTATAACATTTATCTTAGCACTTGACAAGTTAAGAAATCCAAGTAGAATACCTTTGTGGAGGTTCAAGGGATATATTAACTATTAGTATTATTTGTATTCTTAAATATCTTTTCTAAAATAATTTTAGCATCCTTTACATTAGCAACATAACCCATCTTTTTACTAATCTTTGCACCAGAATTATTATCATCTTCTGAATCTCTAAGATATCTTTGATACATCATAATCATTTCAACATCTTCTGATTCTGATAATGTAAGAACATTATCTAAATTAATTATAAACATATCTTCTCTACTTGTTTTTAACCAAGGTTCTACCTTATAACCAACCGTCCCGTGCTTGCTTTTAATCTCACCAATCACTATCGGATGATGAATTATCAACATTGTTCTATCAGTTTCTTCTGATGCGGCAACCTTGGCAAATATTTCTTCGCCAGAATTAAGTTTTATTGTAGCATAAAAATCGTCTTCTATTCCCATGATTTTATTCCTTTTTTAATTGTATAGTGATTATCTCATAATTAAAATTTTCTTCGTTGTAGATTTTAATTCTTTCAATGAAATGATTGAGTGTGTAGTTTCTCCTAGAATTCTTAGTGCAATCATCAGAGATATCATATAGGATTGCTTTTACTTTGTTTGTTCCTTTTCTAAGAACTCGTCCAATACTCTGCAAGTTGCGTATGCGTGATTTACTTGGAGAAGCAAAGATAACATTATTGAGGTTTTTAATATTGATACCAGTTGAGAATGTACCATAGGAGGCAACGATAATAGCGTTGTTTTCTGTTTCGGTAATTTCCCTTACCTGTTCCCTTGATTCTGCATCAACCCCACCATGAACAAAAAATAATTTCCGATCACTTTGCTTGCTACTATTTATTAAATCATAAAGTACTTTACCATGTGCTTCTACTCTACTATAAAGTATTAAACTATTTCCTTTAAGATCTAAGGTTAGATTTTTAATAAAGGAGTTTCTTTGCTCATGAGTAATGAGATATTCTATTTCATCATTATAGGTTTCAAAATTTTGTGGAGGATGTTTAAGAACAAGACATTGTATATCTAATTTAGATAAGTGTCCTTGTTTCATTAACTCATCTGTTCGGGTTACTTTATAGGCTGGACCAAACAATCCTTCTAGTACCCACTTATGAGTTTGTGTACCATCTAATGTTCCAGTGAAACCAAATCTATACTTGGCATGATGCAACTTTGTCATTATAGATACTAGGGACTTACTTTTAAATAAGTGTGCCTCATCACCAATGACTACATTATAATCCTCAAAGAATGCTCTTTCTAATTTATAGACAGATTGCCAGGTTGTAATAGTAACAGGACAGTCATTAGTTTTTTCTTTACCAGCATAGATACGGTGGCAATATGACTCAGCATCCCAACCATAATCCAAAAAGTCCTTATACATCTGCTCTACGAGAGATGTCGTGGGAACAACTAAAAGGATTTTTTGACCTTTCTCTACATAATATCTTACAAGAGAATATATCATCAAGGATTTGCCTGAAGCAGTGGGTGATATCAATAGCTTTCTATTATGTCTTAAGGCATCGTATACTCCCTCAACTTGATATTTTCTTGGTCGATGACTGCAAATAGAACTCATATAATCTTTCACACCCTCATATGATATCCCATCATTTACTTCAAATGGAGTACCATAGTATTCATTATCAGCAAACTTATATGTATAATCGTGTCTTTCACAAAAAGCAATAATTTTATCTAACAACCCAACATAGATTCTTTTAGACCTCATATCGAAAAGATGAATCTCACCATTCCAATTTCTTTTTCTATATTGAGGCATAAACTTTGCACCCTCTACCTCAAAGGTAAAGTGATCTCTTAACTCATATTCAATATGAGGTTCTGAATCTATTGTTAAAAATACTTCGTTGGCCTTAGAAATTACAACATTGGCCGTTGTGTTTATCACCTAGTCCATGCGTCTAGGAGTATTTATGAAGTAATGTCAAGCCCTCTTCTACTTGCAAACCCTTTGGTACTACCACTTACCCAAGATGTATTATAAGAAGAATCTCCAGTACCATAACTCCCTATAGGAACAATATTAAATGCAAGTGATTTTCTCGGAGTTGTACCATAATAAGGTAAGACTCTATGCAAAAGATAACTGGGAAATAATACTAACAAATTTTTAACAGGAAAAACATCAACTACACGAGAATTGAATAGATTCCATTCTTCTGGAATGAGGTAAAAATCTGGAATATTCATTAAAGGAGTTTGAATTTCTAGTTTTCCACCTACATTTTGTTCATATTCATCATCATAATAATAAACTCCACTATAAAAACAATTTTTATGGCAATGTTGTTGACACTCGCCTCCATTTTCTATTTTAGTAATCCAAGAAGTTGATATTTCAAAATCTTCAGTAAACCTTAATTTTTCTTTAGCAAACTTTTTATAATTTTCTAGTAAAATTTTTTTAATTTTAGGATATTTTTCCAACACTCTATAATTTTTTTTTCCAGTATTTTTTTGATACTCATTATTAGCAAATTTTGTTTCTTTTTTTAAATCATTTGTATTTTTTTCTATAAAAGTTGTAACAATAGGAGAAGAAAAAACGTTTAAAATATTTTCCATTAACCCAACCCCGAATTAAATCTCATAAACTCAATAGCATTCTTAACTTGAAATGTTCTATTCTGTATGACTTTAAGAATACTTTCTAAGTATACTAACATAGTATCATAGTAGTCAATCTTTAATGATGTATGAGATAATTTTTCATCAGCATCGAGATACTTTTGCATAGTATCCTTATCTCTTATCTTCTTGGGAAATGGATTCTCAATATAAACTTCTGGGTCTGCTTTCCCACTAAAATACTCATACCGTTCATGACGGATGTTCTTTCTTTGTTGTTCTGCTTTCTTCCTTAATAGAAAGATAGTATTATATAATTCAAAATACTTCGCATGAAGAGAGGGGATGTTTAATGATTCTTCGTGTAAATTATCTCTATCCATCTTTGCGTCTTTTTCCCACATCTCTTGAAGTTTATCAAGATCAATACTCATAAAGGTTTATCTTCTAAATTGGTTATACTGTAAATAGTATACTTGAAAGATGCCTCTGCTGTAAAGTACTCTATGTCCGTATCGGTGGCATCAAAGGTCATAGTAGTAAGAGAATATGGAAATAATCCTTCAAACTTAACTTGAAACTTGGGTATTAAATTACTGCTTAAAATTTGAAGTGTTCCATCTGAAAATATATTTTCTTCACTATTTTCAAACTTAGATGGGATAGATCCTGACTTTTGAAGATCATATGATTCTTTTAAACTCTCAGGGTATCCCAATCCACGAATCCAATTCTGGATTTCCATAAAGTTAGTCAAATCTTCATCAACTAGAAATCTAATAGTTAAATCTCCAAATTGAATCTTATCACCTGGTCTATCAATATCTTTTAAGTAGTTTGGTTGAACAGCAATACCAAGATTTAAATCTGGTATATTTGCTTCATTACAAAAGAAAGCAACACCAGGACTTTTCTTTAAGGCAAACTTAAAACCAGTAGGTGCTAAAAAATTTCTATTTGTTATTGGGGTTGCCATTATCTCGCTGGATTAATACCGTGCTGTTTAAGTGTTTCTTGTAATATGCCAATTCTTTCACTTAACTTATCTAGTTGTTCTTTTTGCTCATTTATCTGTTGAGTAGTTTTACGTTCCCATTGATTTGACATAATACAGTTCATTACTATCTGTATTTAGACAAAAAAAA